CCCCCCCCCCTACGAAAAAGACCGGTCTATGGCAACCTACAAAAGTATATTCCTCTGAGATCTATATTGATCTCTTTTTTTTTATTCTACTATATAATTCCAAAAAGAGAAACGGTGATATGAAAAAAATTGCCCCAGAAAAATTTTACCACATATACTTGAAAGATGAATGTATATTAGCTAGTATAAAGGAAGAGACGTTTGAGAGAAAGTGGTGTGAATTAAAGGCAATGATAGGGATGTTAAGGACTGAGTATGAGGGGGATGATCTTTCATATGAGGTTGTAGAAACCGCACCTAGTATTGAAGAGTCTTCCTATTGACAGAGGATATATAACCTGATAAAATGACATTGTAGTGAATTATCAATCATGGCAAAAGGATTTACTGTGA